GGAGCTAGGTCGCGAACGACAGGAGAAGCAATACGCCATCCAGTCGGAGCAACAAAGACTAGCCCAGACACAGCAGGCGGAGCAGCAGCAGCACATGCGCGGCTATCTGGAGAACCAGAAGACGGCCCTGATTGAAGCACTACCGGCATTGCGTGACCCAGAAATGGCGTCTCAGCAAAAAAAGAAGTGGGTTGATGCGGGTAAGTCAATTGGATTTTCAGATCAAGAGATGAACGGGATCACCGATCACCGCATGCTACTTGCACTTAACACCATCGCGGAGTATCGCGGGATTGTTAGCAAGAGGCAGCAGATCAAACCAGTTCCAAGTGCAACCAAGTCAGTTAGACCTGGGACCACCGGCAACAGCCAAAAAAGCAGTGGGGTCAAGAAGTCGCAGCAGCGTCTCAGATCGACGGGAAGCATCAAAGATGCGGCCAGCCTGATCGAAAAATTCTTGTAACTTTTTAGGACATCATCATGACAATGGCTACCAATACATTCGCAACATATGCCGCAAAGGGCATTCGCGAAGACCTCTCTAATGTAATTTATTCAATCAGCCCAGAGGAAACGCCTTACGTTTCCAACATTGGCAAAGGCACAATCACCAACACCGCGTTTGACTACCAAACCGACTCGTTGGCAGCAGCTGGCGCTAACGTTCAGTTGGAGGGCGACGAGACCGCATACGACGCCGTTGTGGCAACCGTGCGCTTGCAGAACTACGCACAGATCAGCCGCAAGTCGGTCGTGATCTCTGGTACGCAAGACAAGGTGAATACTGCCGGCCGACGTCAGGAGTTGTCTTACCAAATCGCAAAACGTGGTTCTGAGCTGAAGCGCGATATAGAGTTCTCATGCCTGAACAACCAAGCCGCAGTGGCTGGCGACGCTACAACCGCACGTTCTACTGCGTCATTGCAAGCCTACTTGAAGACCAATAGCAACAAGGCTGGCGACGGTACAGACCCGGTTTACACCACGGTCCCAACAGACCCACGCAATGACGGAACCCAGCGCGACTTTACTGAGGCTATTTTGAAAGACGTAATCCAGCAGGTTTGGACCGAAGGCGGCACGCCTAAGATTCTGATGGTTGGCAGCTTTAACAAGCAAGCCGCATCAGCCTTTGCGGGTATCGCTGGCCAGCGTTTCAACACTACAGGCGCCAAGCCAAGCACTATCGTGGCCGCCGCCGACATCTACGTCAGCGACTTTGGGAACGTTTCGATTGTTCCTAATCGGTTCCAATCAGCACGCAGCGCCTTTGTGATCGATCCTGAGTACGCCTCAATCGACTTTTTGCGCCCAATGCAAACGATTGAGATGGCCAAGACCGGCGACGCTGACAAGCGCTTGATGTTGTGCGAGTGGGGTCACCGCGTTAAAACTGAAAAGGCTCACGGCATCGCCGCTGACTTGACTACCTCCTAAGAGACAAAGGGCTGGTCTAATAAACCAGCCCTTTTTACATATGACAGTAATCAATAAACGCCTGGTATCTGAAAACGCTGCCATTGGCCAGAAGCAGTACTGGCATGACCACGACGACGGCTCCGTGACAATCCAAACAGTGCAAGATGTCGAGGACGTTGCCGAGTCCAATAAGCAAAGTTTTAATCAAGTTGATGAGCGGGCCAACTGGCAGGGTGACATGCACAAAGTTGCATCTATACCGATGGCCATATTTTATGACTTGAAGCGCAAAGGCATCTTAGATGACCCTGCGGCAATGAAGAAGTGGCTCAACGATTCAGACAACCGCGTGTTCCGTACGCGTCCTGGGCAGGTATGATCTAGACCATGGCAATAAGCACCTACACCGAGCTGCAGTCAGCAATTGCTGATTGGTTAAACCGTGATGACTTGGCTGCGGTGATACCTACATTTATCTCTTTGGCAGAGGTCGGCATGGAGCGCGTGCTGCGCACCCGCAATATGCTGGTCCGAGCCAACGCGCCAATTGACACGCAGTACAGCGCGGTTCCGGCTAATTTTTTAGAGGTCCGGTCGATTAAGATTACCAGTGTCGCGCCAATCCAGCCAATGGAGTTCCAGACCATGGACGCCATGGACGTGCTGGACTCCAAGGACCAAGCAGCCGGAAAGCCAAAATACTACACAATTGTAGGAACCCAGCTGCGGGTACACCCAATACCGTCGGGCGTCCACACAGCAGAGCTTGCGTACTACGCAAGGCTGGATAAGCTGTCGGACACGCTGACATCAAATTGGATTCTTACTAAGAGTCCTGACGCCTATTTGTACGGCGCGTTGCTACAAGCTGCGCCATACTTGAAGGACGACGAACGCACGGCAGTGTGGACGACGTTGTATGCTGCTGCCATCCAAGCGATGCAAACAGCAGACGATCGCGCGTCCACTACTGGTGGCGCATTGAAAACCAGAAGCCAAGCATTTGGAGTTAACTAATGTCAAGTTTTAGCGATTACACAGAAAATCTAGCCCTAACCTGGCTCTTTACCACCAGCAGCGCAACGCGCCCAACTGCCTGGCATGTTGCGTTATTTACCGCAGCGCCAAGCGACACGGGCGGCGGCACTGAGCTGTCTGGCAACAGCTACGCCCGCGTATCCACCACGTTTACGGTCTCCGGCACTAGCCCGACCACAGCCACAAACGCTGCGGCGGTTGAGTACGCAACGGCAACCGGTAGCAACTGGGGCACGATTACGCACCTCGCGTTGTTTGATGCCAGCACCAGCGGAAACATGTTGGCTTGGGCGCCACTAACTATTAGCAAGGTGATTGACGTTGGCGACGTGCTGCGCATACCAGCCGGCGACTTGGACATCACGCTGACTTAAGACAATGTCTTACCCATACGGTCTGGGCGACTACGGCGCTGGCAACTACGGCGCTGGGGCGGAGAACGCTCAGGCAAGCATTGCCGCTGCGAGCTTGTTTGTTGTCGGGGCCGTTGGGTATGTCAAGGAGACGTCTGCCACAATATCGTCTACGTCAATCGGGCGGGCATACGGGTCCTACGCTTACGGCTCTGGCCAGTACGGCGCAAGCCAAATTAACTCGGTTCGTATACGCGAGACATCGGCCACAGTGGCCAGCGCGTCTGTGGCTGAGGCGGAGGCCTACGCAACCCGCAGTGTAGCGGCGATAATTAACTCAGTGACTGGCGCAACCGCCAGGGGCGTGTCATCAATCGGTGCAGCTGCTGAGGTGCAAGCTCAAAGCGCCTTTGTAGCCACGGTAAACAGGGTGCAACCAGGGGCGTCTGCAATGGCTGCTCAATCATCATTTATTGCCTCTGCCCGCGAGAAGTGGGAGAATGAGGCAGATACGCCAGAGACCTGGACCGTCTTGGCGGACGGGTCAAAGATACTTAGGCAACCTTAAAAGGATTTTAGAAAATGGCTGATACCACTACCACCAACTTAAGCCTGGTTAAACCAGAGATCGGTGCAAGCATTGACTCGTGGGGGACCAAAATTAACGGAGATTTAGACACCGTTGACGCGCTGTTTGACGCGGGTCCTGTGCTAAAGGTCACAAAGGGCGGCACAGGGGCGGCTAATGCGTCTGCGGCACGCACGGCGCTTGGTTTGCTAATCGGTACTGATGTTCAAGCCTACGATGCTGACACTGCAAAACTAGATGTAGCGCAGACGTTCACTGCCGCACAAACAATGACTGCCTTGAAAGAAACCAAGGTGGCAATGGGTGCTCACAACATCGACCTGTCTGCTGGCAACTACTTTACATACACGCTATCTGGCGCACAAACATTAACAATTAGCAACGTGGCCTCTAGTGGCTCTGTAAGTGCTTTTGTGCTTGAGGTGACCAACGGTGGCTCTGCGGCTTTGACGTTCTTCTCAGGCGTGACATGGGCGGCGGCAACACCTCCCACTTTGACAGCCGCAGGCGTTGACACACTGGCATTCTTTACAACAGACGGCGGGACTACTTGGCGTGGTTTTGTCCTCGGATTGGGGATGGCGTAATGGCAGTAAGAGACGTAGTACAAGCCGCCGCTGGTGTTGGCGGGGATAAGCTGTATGTTGAGGATGTGTTTAGTACATATCTTTATACGGGCAACGGCTCCACCCAGACGATCAACAACGGAATTGATCTAGATGGTGAAGGTGGGTTGGTTTGGATTAAAGAAAGGGGAGCAAGTTCAAATCACTATTTGCATGACACAGAAAGAGGATCGTCCTTTAACCTACGGTCAAACGCAACAAACGCTCAACAATCGACCACTTGGTTTACTGGTTTTAATTCTGATGGTTTTGATGTTGCTTCCTCCGTATTAAACGGGAATTTAGATAGTCTCGCCTCATGGACATCCCGCAAGGCTCCTAATTTCTTTGATGTAGTGACGTATACGGGGACGGGTTCCACGCTTACAGTTCCGCACTCCTTGGGTGTAATTCCGGGAGCAGTGATATATAAAAGTACTAGCGCAGCTGCATTACCTGAACCGGCAGATTGGGTTGTGTCGCATAGAAGTTTACCTGCGGATTACTACTTGGCTTTAAACAAAACCGATTCTCAATTTACCTACGGTTCTGGCATACCCATAAACACAGCGACTAATCTTGTTATTTCAGGCGGCGTTAATGAATACAATAAATCTGGTGCAACCTACGTAGCCTACCTATTCGCCCATGACGCAGGTGGCTTTGGTGACGATGGTGAGCAAAATGTGATTAGCTGTGGGAGTTATACGGGGAATGGCTCAAGCACTGGTCCTGTAGTAAATCTTGGCTGGGAACCGCAGTGGGTAATGGTTAAAAATGCCTCAAGCACAGGTGACTGGTCTATCTTTGATAACATGCGGGGTATGCCAGCAACGGCAAATGCTACGCAACGGTTAAAGCCAAATACGGCAGATGCTGAGTCAGCGATTGGTGGCTTTTATCCAACTGCAACAGGATTTGAAATTAAAGACACCACGCCCTCCATTAACGCATCTCCCGATACATTCATCTACATAGCCATCCGCCGTGGCCCTATGAAAACTCCTGAGAGTGGGACTGAGGTTTATGGTGTTTCATACCACCCTACAACCCAGCGTGTGGATACTGGTGTAAAAACAGACATGATGCTATT